GCCCAGTTTGTAGTTCCCGATCCCAATGAGACTGACGATCAGTTCAAGGCGAGGACTGCGGCCCAAGCGAAAGTGCGGAGCCAAGCCACCAAGGAACTGGAAGCCAACCAGAATCAGATCATCCGCCCCAAGGGAATGGTTGAGCGAGTCACCGAGCCGGTCGGCAAGGCTATCGGGGGATTTTTCAACAATTTGATTTATTGACCGCTTGCCCGGTTTTGAACCGGCCTAATACTCCGTTGGGTTCCCCATCTAAGGAGGCAAGCGATGAACACTGACGAAACGCCCGATGTTGATTCCGTAGCTCCCGAGTCCGCTGCTCCGGTTGAGCGTTCCGAGCCTGCACCGCAGTCGGCACCTGTTTCCACTCCATGGGACAGCTTCAAGCAGCTTCCCGAGTTTCAGGGACAGGATGACCGAGCCATTGCCAGCCGTCTGTATCAGTCGATGCAGCGGGAGCAAGCTGCCACCCGGGCCCTTCAGCAGTATCAGCAAGTGATGCCGATTGCGCAGGAATACCTCTCCAATCGCCCTGAATTTGAGAAGTGGCGGCAGCAGCAGCAGGCCCAGCAGGAGCCCGCCAAGCCGAAGTGGTGGAACCCTCCAGAAGTCAAGGATTCCTACAGACGGTATCTGACCAAGGACGAGCATGGCCGGGAGATTGTTTCGCCCGATGCTCCGCTTGATGCCCGCCATGCCCTCTTGGAATACCAGAACTACCGGGCCGACTTCGCCCAGAAGTTTTTGTCCAACCCCGAGGAAGCTCTTGGTCCGATGGTCGCGGAACTGGCTCAGAAGCAGGCTCAAGAGATGATTGAGCGTCAGCTTCAAGAGCGAGACAACCAAGAGTTCGTGGAGAATTTTGAAAAAGAAAACGCAGATTGGCTATTGGATGAGCAAGGTAGCGTTTCACCGCAGGGGGTACGGTTCCATAAATATGTCGAGGAAGCCCGTGAGTACGGATTTCCGCCCGGGAAGCCCCGAGCGGAGTATGCCGTCAAGATGACCGAGCTTGAACTTCTCCGAGAGAAGTACGAGCGAGAGCAACAGGGCCAGCCTCAAGGTCAGCCGCAGATGCGGATGCCAGAGCCGGTAGTTCCTCCGGTTCAGCAATCGCAGCCGCAGCCCGATCTTGCCAGACAGAACATGGAGTATCTGCGACGAGAAGCTAGTCGAAACCCTAGCCGCTCTGCCGGTGCTGCCAACAACGATCCGCGTCAGCCGAAGCCGAAGCGAACTTTTGAACAAATGTTGATGGACGAGGCATCGTCCAAGTCCCTCATCTAGCAGGAGCAGAAAGATGGCGAATAGCACCGACTGGGCGCGCGTTATTGCTACGACGATCCAGAACTACTTGCGGGAACAAGAGCAGACCACCTTCCGCAAGTTCAAGGTGTTCGCCGCGCTTGAGGGCAGCGGCAACGTCATTATGAATCAGGGAGGTCTCAATCTGAACTGGCAGGTTCGTTATAGGAACCAGCCCGTGTCAGGTAACAACGGTGAGACTCCGCGCGTCTTCGCTCGACAGAATTTGTTCCTTGAAGCGACCCTCCCGTACCGGGGCTATCAGGTCACCGACAGCATTTACAAGCGTGAAATGCTGGAAAATCGCGGGCAGGCCGCACTCATCGACGTTGCTGGAAAGATGAGTAGCCGTCTTGAGGAGTCGATGACCCAGCACCTTGCGAAGGAAGTCTGGATCGACGGCAACAAGGCGGGCAACGAGCTTCGGTTCCATGGGCTTGAGTCGTTTTGCTCCATCGACGGCACGGTTTCCATCGTTGACGGCACGAAGCGGGCTGCGAATCCCGATGATCCGTTTGGCTGGCCCGCCGACAACTACGCTGGTCTGAACACTGGCCTTGGTGCCGTGGCCGGTTCGCAGCTTGAGGGTTCGTGGCCGAACGGCGTGGCCGATCCCGAGTATGACCACTGGTCACCCATTGTCGTGAATTACACCTCCAAGTATTTCAAGGGGAAGGACGCCAACAACGCCGACTCCTTCACTTGGAAGGATCAGTGTGTGCAGGCAGTGCGCGAGGGCATTCAACAGGCCAAGCGCAACGACACGAAGGAAAGCCAGATCGACATGGTGATCCTCGACCGCAAGCTGTACATCGACTACATGAACAAGTTGGACAGCAAGGAGCGAATCCTTGCCAACAACAACGAGGGCCTGCGGTCCTACGGGTTCAAGGACGTATTCCAGCAGGACGGGGTGGATATCTCGACGGAGTATGCCGTCCCTGCCGGTGTGGGATACGGGCTTTCGATTGCCAACATGGAGCTTCGCTGCATGGAAGGCTCCTTGCTTACGAGCGAGGGCCCGTTCTACAACGAAGATACACAGGCGTACAGGTATGTCGTGTCCGTCTTGGCAAACCTGAAGTGCCGTTCGCCGCGTAACTTTTTCAAGCTCCAAGCGATTGCTTGATCCCCTGAAGACCAAGAAGGAAAAGACCCATGAGCGTTATTCACAGTGATCCTTGGTTTGGTCGTGGCAGCACCCTTGGGGTGAAGACTGCCGCGCAGGGCGAGTCGGCTGAAGGCTCTGTAAAGGTTTTCTCTGACGTTGACCCTCGCACCAACTCCGGTGGTGTGGTTCTCAGCAACCGTCTGGTGACTTGCATTGCGATGCGGAACACCTCCGGGGCTCCGGTCCTTCCGGGCACCGTCGTGAAGTTCAAGAAGGCTGCAATTCTTGGCGAGTTCGACGGTCCTGCGGCTTCGGCCACCGATGCCCCTCTGGGTGTGGTGGACGAGTACCTTCCGGCTTCGGGTGTTGCCAATGCCGACATTTGCTGGGTGGTGGTGTCGGGTCCGGTTGCGATCACGACTGCCGCGACTCTGGCTGCGGGTGCGTTGGTGACGGCGACGGCTGGTGCTGCGGCGACTGGGACCGCTGCCAATGCGATTGGGGTGGTGATTGCCGCTCCGGTCGCTGGCAAGGTTCGGACGCTGGTCGGCCTGTCGCACGGTCACTCTGCCGTCTGAACGACAACTCCATGAAGGCTGTTGCTCATGGTTGGCGTGTATGACTTTTGTCTTCATGCCGCTAGGGTGGCTTTAGCCTTTTGGGCCTTATCGTTCTTTGGCTGGCGGGATCACTGGAAGCCCAAGCCGGTGTCCCGCCAGCCTGTGCCTACTCAGGTGGCACCTCCCCCGAGGGCTCCATCTCCAGCCGCTCCGGTGAGCGTCCTGAAGAAGCCTGTGCTTCCCATTCAGGAAGGTGTCTGCCCTCCGGTCAGGAAGCCTGTGCCGCAGCGGTGTGAAGTGCTGACAGACCTATTCTGTCGTTTGGAGAATCCGCACTACTGGCGTGATCCGAAAGAACCGGGGGACTTGATTACTTTTGCCCATGAGATGAATCATGGAGTGAGCAATCGGCTCCATGCCTCAACAATCAAGCATGGCATCTACTTAGGAGGTGGTAAGGGCATCGTCATTAGTCACCCCAAAGTGACCATTACTCAGGTTGCGGCCAGAGTCCCCAATTCAGAACGGGGGAAGGTTTTTGACTTGTACCTCCGCAAGCAGGCTGCTCAGTGGGACAAGTCTCCGATTTACCTCTTGGACGAGGCCCGCGCCTATTACACAGGCTGCGTGGCTCACAAACAGTTGGGTCTTGGCAAGCATCGAAGCGAGACATTCGACTTCGCCAAGGAACTCCAGCGGTATTCGGAGGTTTTGGTGGGAACCGTCCGAGAGCTTGATCCAACCTACCCCGAGATGGTAACGCTCGACCACTTCGTCCAATGGCAGGGCGAACAGCTTGCGGCGTTAGGAGAACCAAATCGTGGTCGTTGAACATCCTGTGTTAGTGGCAAAACGGCTGGCATCCAGAGAACGCACCCGTCGCTGGCAGCAGGAAAACCCTGAAAAGTACAAGGCCCTGCGTGAGAGACGGAAGGAAGCCAACGCAGAGCTTCAAAAGAAGTGGTTGGATCGAAACCCCGGATACAAAGCTCAAGCAGCAGCAAAGTATCGCCAGCTTCACCCGGGAAAAGTGAAACAGAGCCAGTCTCGCTCTGTTGAAAAAAACAAAGAGTATTACGCAGATTACAAGCGACGGTGGGCAACAGACAATAAGGAGAGGCTGGATAAGCACAGAAAGGTTCGATACCAGTCTCAAAAGAAAGGCATCAACCAGAAATTCCTTCAGCGGCGTCGTGATGACCCAGTATTTCGTTTGGTGACAAATCTGCGATCTCGGCTCAATCAGGCTGTTCGTAAGAACCAAAAGTCTGGCTCTGCCGTCCGCGATTTAGGTTGCCCGGTTTCAGAACTCAGGCAAAAATTAGAATCGCAATGGCAGTCAGGCTGGTCGTGGGACAACTATGGAACTGTTTGGGTAATTGACCACTACTTTCCGCTGGCTTGGGCTGACTTAGAGGATCGGATAGAGCTTTTGGCAGTCTGTAACCACCGCAACCTCCGAGCCCTCTCCAAGCAAGAGAATGCAGAAAAGAGCAATTCCGTCTGCGCCCAAGCCCAGCACCTTTTCAACACTTTGAAACAGGAATTTGGCGTATCCCCATGACCTTCTTCACGAATCCCCAGAATCTCATTCTCCTTGTCGGAGTCCTTTTGCTGGTTCTGCCGCTGGTCGCCAACCACATCTCCCTGTGGGTGTCCAGCTTGCTGTTCAAGAACAACATCCAGAAAGACTTTGAAATCAGTACGGTGGTGAGGCTGTTGGAACTGAAGAACACTCTGGATAAGGAGGGTTCGACGGTGGCGGCGAAAACGTGCAAGGACTTGGTGTATGCGGTCATCTACAACGAAAAGCCCAGCCGGGAGTCTTGAACATGAAAGCGGCAAAGGTTTTCGGTGCCTTCATGGTGGCGTTTGCCCTCTATGGGATGCAGGCAGTCATGGCCCCACGGGAGCCTGTGTCGTGTCCGCAACCGATTGTGCGTAAGACCGTTCAAGTGACACCGGAGATGCAAGTGGTTCGGATGGTGAATTGCGAACGGTCCCGTCGTGGCCTTCCGCCTTTGTCGGTGTCGCCCAAGCTGATGGCGGTTTCCGAGGGCTGGAGTGCAACGCAGGCAAACCGTCACCGGATGTACCACAGTCGCAACGGTTATGGCGAAAACGTAGCTGTTGGTCAGAGGTCTCCTTCCGAGGTGCAACACGCTTGGATGAACAGCCGAGGTCACCGCAACAACATCCTGAATACCCGATACACCCAGATTGGGGTTGGCTTGGCCTATGACAGGCAGGGCCGTCCCTACTGGACCCAGAGCTTCATGTGAGTCCCGAGTTCCCGAGAAAGGAGTAGTCCGATGAAAGTGTTTCCCGTCCTGTTTGGTGCGTTCATCCTTGGCTGCGTTGCGGCTGGTGCGGTCGAGGCTGGCAACTGCCATGGCTCCAAGAAGACCAAGCCGACTTCTGTCATCGTGGAGCAGGATGTCACGGTTGCCCCCGGCGTCGTGGTCAAAGAGACCGTCGAGGTCGATGGTGCCGGTGATGTCAAGGTGACCGAGGAGGTCGATGTCGGTGGCCCGGTTGGCGATGCCCCCATCGGTGTCCATACCGCCAAGAAGGATGCCCGCAAGGCGAAGCGGGCGGCGATTGCCGAAGCCAAGGCCGAGCGGAAAGCTGCCCGGTTTGGCCGGAAGGCTGCGGATGCCGCGCATGAGGCGCAGGCTGAAGCGGTCGTGAACGAGGTCTATTCCAACTGATCCGCCACTTTCCGCCACTTTCCCTCCTCCCGGTTGCAATCCTGCGCCGGGGGGAGGGTTTGTTTGCACTGAAGGTGATCCATGAGCGATCTCATTCGCCAGTTGCTTGAAGCCCGTCTTCCCTCCGAGGTCATTGAGCAACTGGGGGATTATCTTGGCGGTTTGAGTAACCAAAGCATTCTGTCCCAACAAGCGGGCGAATTGGGCTCCCGGCCCGATGTAATTGATAAAATGCAGATGATGAACGCTGGTCTGCGGGCCAGCCCAATGGTCAATTCCCTTCAGTTGGATCGGTGACATGGATGAGCCAGACATTCCAGATGGTCCGCTGATTGCCAGCCGAGCCTGTGAATCCTGCGGTCATGTCAAGAAGCTGACCCCCAACAACTTCCCCCGGGTGAAGGGGCACGTTCACAAGTTTCAGCACATCTGCAAATCTTGTTTCAAGGACGAGCGGAACAAGCGGCGCATGGAGCGGATGGAGCGTCGGTCGGTCGAGAAGTTCATTTCGACCACCCGCAATGGCGGCAGCAACATCCCCCACACCAGCGAGATGCTGGAATCAATCATGTCCCTTTTCGGGGGCGTGAACGGCTTTGCCAACACACTGGCGATGCAGTATTACGCCGCTCCTCCCGGGGGCCGGATTCGCACCTCCATTCTGGAGATGATTACCCGCCTCGCCATCAAAACTGCGGAAGGCGGCGGCTCTGCGAAGCCTGCCAGCTTGATGACTGACGAGGAGATAGAGGCCCAGATCACGGCCCGTCTGGAAAACGTCGTGTCTACGCACAAGAACCTCTCCTACATCAAAGAGCATCAGGACGTTTCCGGCATACCGGGGGCTATTTCGTTGCCGCAGTTGTCTGAAGCGGACATTGCCGCTGCGGAATCCATGGCAGCACTGGTTCGCGGTGGCACTTGAGCGACATCCCTGACGGCATGAGCCAGCACGAATGGGAGGCCCTGAAGGCCCTCCAGAGGGAGCGGGCTACCCGTCAGCTAGAGCCCCTGAAGCTCTACGTTCCCAACGAGTATCAGAAGCCCGTGCATGAGTGCATGGCCCAAGAAACTCTGGTGATCGGCGGCAATCGGTCAGGCAAATCCATCAGCGTGATGATGGAAGTCGCTTGGGCGGTTACCGGGACGCACCCGATCCCCGGGAAATACCCCAAAGAGAACGGGAATTTAGCCATTATCGGGGCCGGGTGGCGGCACATCGGAATGACAATTTTCCCCTACCTGTTCAAGGCCGGGGCTTTCAAGATTATCAAGGACGAAAAGACCGGAGCGTGGCGGGCTTTCCATCCGCTCAACGACAAGGATCGGAAGGCCGAGGCCAAACCGGCCCCGCCTTTGATTCCCCCTCGACTCATCAAGAACAC